AGCATGGGTCTGGTGTCCGCGGTGTTCGAGGCTCTGCAGCCCGAGGCGTCCACCACCCTCGAGCAACAGAACCGCGGCTCCATCCGGTTCCCGGCGGACATCACCCAGGCGCCCAGTGTCATCGCGCTCCTGGAGACCGCGGACCTGTCCACCTTCCTGCACGAGTCGGGGCACTTTTTCTTCGAGGTGTACCGGGACCTGGCCAGCCAGCCGGATGCGGACCCGCAGATCCTGGCCGACATGCAGGCCCTGCTGAAGTTCGTTGGTGTCCCGGACCTCGAGACCTGGAACACCATGACCCCGGAGGAGCGCCGTGCCGGCCACGAGAAGGTGGCGGAGGCGTTCGAGCAGTACCTGTTCGGGGGTGACGCCCCCAGCCTGGGCCTGCGCAAGCTGTTCCAGACGTTCGCGTCCTGGCTGCGCCACGTCTACCGGGCGCTGGGCGGGCCCAAGGCTGCATTGACCGACGAAGTCAAGGGCGTGTTCGACCGCATGTTGGCCAGCGAGGACGAGATCAAGGCGGCCGAAACTCTGCGGCAGTACCTGCCCCTGTTCGAGTCGATCGACCGGGCCGGCATGTCCACCGAGGACTGGGCCGAGTACCAGGCCCTGGGGTCCGAGGCCACCAGTCAGGCTGCAGACGCCCTGGAGCGCCGCTCACTGCGCGACCTGAAGTGGACCGACAAGGCCCTGGCCAAGGAGCTGAAGCGGCTCCAGCGTGAGGTGAAGGCTCGCAGGGCCGAGGTCCGGAAGGAAGCCGAGGATCTGCTGTACGAGGACCGCCTGTACGCCGTACGGCGTTATCTGACCCACGGGGATAGAGAGCCCCCGGCCGGCAACCAGGCCGCTCGCAGGCTCGCTCAGGCGCTCTCGCAGGAAAACCACAAGCTGTCCAAAGAGTCCCTGCTGGATATGTATGGTGACGGCCCCGCGGCACCATGGCGGTACCTGCCGACCGGCAAGCGCGGGATGATGGCCCAGGAGGGGATCCACCCCAACGAGCTGGCGGAGCTGTTCGGCTATGGTCCGAATGCGGGTGACCAGCTGGTGCGCGAGCTACTCGAGGCCCGGCCCCCTGAAGAGGTCATCGAAGAGATGACCGACAACCTGATGCTGGAGAGGTATGGTGACCTGACGTCTCCCCAGAAGCTCCAGGAGGCGGCCGAGGAGGCGGTGCATAGCGAGGCCCGGCTGAAGTTCTTTGCGACCGAGCTGAAGGCCCTGGACAGCCTGCTGAAGGCGCGTGGGGACACCGGTCGAACTGACGTGAAGGGGCGCAAGATCACTTACAACGTGCTGGCCGCCGCGGCCAAGGACTACGCCGAGCAGGCCATCGCCCGCAAGACGGTACGCGAGGCACCACGTACAGCCGAGTACCAGGCCGCGGAGATCCGCGCCGGCAAGGCGGCGCTGGCGGCCATGCAGGCCGATGACATCCAGCAGGCTGCCGAGCACAAGCGCGCCCAGCTGCTCAACGCCCACTTCCACCGCGCGGCCACCGAGGCCGGCCGGGAGATCGAGAAGGCACTCCGGTTCCTGCGCAAGTTCGAGAAGCCGGGCGTACGGAAGAAACTATCGCAGGACTACCTGGACCAGATCGACCAGCTGCTGGAGCGGTACGACCTGCGCAAGTCGGTCACCCTGAATGAGTTGCGGGAGCGCGCGTCGCTGAAGGCCTGGGTCGATCGGCAGGCCGAGGCGGGCCTGGTGCCGGCTATCCCGCAGAAGCTGATCGACCAGGCCCAGAAGCAGCACTACACCCAGATGACGCTGGACGAGTTCCGCGGCCTGCGGGATGCAATCAAGAGCATCGACCACCTTGGCCGGCTGAAAAAGAAACTGCTGACCGCCAAGGACCAGCGCGAGTTCGATGCGATCATCGATGCCGCGGTGGCCAGCATTGAGGCGAACAGCAGGGGCAAGAAACCCCAGAGCGTCGAGACCGACCTGCCGCAGGACAAGCTGCGCAAAGGCATCGGGGAGTTCTTCGCGATGCACCGCAAGCTGGCTGACCTGCTGCGCGAGATGGACGGCTGGCAGGACAATGGTGCCATGTGGAACCTGCTCATGCGCCCCCTCAATGACGCTCTGAACATGGAAGCCGTGATGCGCGAGGAGTCCACCATCGTGCTCAACAAGCTGTTCCAGGAACTGCACGACCGGGGCCGACTGTACCAGAAGACCGAGGTCGGGGCCGGCGTCCCGCCCATGACCAAGATGGGTCGACTGATGGTGGCGTTGAACCTGGGTAACGACACTAATCGCAAACGCCTGAACGATAGCGGCTGGACCCCGGAGAAGATCGACGCGGTCACCAGTACCCTGACCAAGGAAGACTGGGATTTCGTCCAGGCTATCTGGGACCACATCGGCAGCTTCTGGCCGCTGATACAGGCAAAGGAAAAGCGGGTCACCGGGGTGGCACCAGAGGGTGTCCAGGCGGTGCCTGTTGTGACCCCGTTCGGCGAGTACCGTGGCGGGTACTTCCCGATCAAGTATGACAAGGAGCAGTCCCCGAAGGCCTTCAAGCAGGAGGTCGCGGAGACTGCGCGCCTCATGATGCGCGGGGCGTTCACCCGGGCCGCAACCCGGAGGGGCCACCTGGAACAGCGCGTGGAAGAAGTGAAGCGTCCGCTGGACCTTTCGTTCGGGGTTATCTTTGGCCACCTGGAGCAGGTCATCCACGACCTTGCGCTGCATGAGTACCTGATCGACCAGAACCGGGTGCTAAACGATGCTCGTATGGAAGGGGCGATCCTGGAGAACTACGGGCACCAGGTATACAAGCAGCTCACCAACGCCATGACTGATGTGGCCATGGGAGACGTGCCGGCGACCAACGCGTTCGAGCACGGGCTGAACTGGCTGCGCGTCGGCGCGTCTATCGCCGGCATGGCGTGGAAGCTGACCACCGCGTCCCTGCAGCCCCTGGGCCTCACGCAGTCGATGTCCCGCATCGGCACCAAGTGGGTGGCCCGGGGGATGTCCCGCTGGTTGCGCAGCTCTGCAGATAGCGAGGCCACCGTGGCCTGGATCCATAGCAAGTCTGATTTCATGCGGCTGCGTAGCAAGACCCTGCAGCGCGAGATCAGCGAGATCCGCAACCGGATTCAGCGCGAGTCCTGGTTCCGTGACCAGGTGAACGCCGCGGCCCGGGCGATAGGCATGGAGCAGGCCCCGGACATGGCCTCCACCTACTTCCTGTTCATCGTCAAGATGCAGATGGTGGCAGACGTCCCGACCTGGCTGGGTCAGTACGAGAAGTCGATGGCGCAAGGCGTATCCGAAGAACAGGCAGTGGCCCTGGCAGACCAGGCGGTCCTGGACTCGCAGGGCGGCGGCCAGGTCAAGGACCTCGCGGCCATCCAGCGCGGAAGCCCGCTGCTCAAGCTGTGGACCAACTTCTACAGCTACTTCAACGTGACCTACAACCGCAACGTAGAGGCCTTCAAGCGCACCAACTACAAGAGCCCGGCCAGTATCGGCATGCTCGGTATTGACCTGATGCTCCTCAACGTGATTCCCTCGGTGCTGGCGACGTTGATGTACGAAGGCCTCCGGGGGCGCTGTAGCGGAGAGCCGGAGTGCATTGCCAAAAAGATTGCAACCGACCAGGCGTCCTACGTGTTGGGCACCATTGTTGGAGCGCGTGAACTGACCTCGGCGTTTACCGGGTACGGGTACGGCGGTCCGGCCGGCGTGAGGTTCATGGAGGCCGCGTCCCGCCTCGGGGACCAGGTTGCGCAGGGCGAGCTGGACGAGGCGTTCTTCAAGGCGCTCAATGGTGCGGCCGGCGTCCTGTTCCACTACCCCGCAGGACAGGTGGAGTACACGGTGCAAGGCATCACGGCGTTAGCAACAGGCGAGACAAACAACCCGGCAGCGGTAGCGTTCGGCGCACCGAAGTGAGGACCTAGACATGACTGTATCAACCACTGCACGCAAGACCACACCGGCCGTCGGTAACGGGTCCAACAAGGCCTGGCCGTTCACCTTCCCGGTGTACAACGCCAGTGACCTGAAGGTGTACCTGGTCACCGTAGCCACGGGTGACGTAGCACAGGTTCTCACCGACTTCTCGGTCAGCCTGAACCCGGACCAGGAAGCCAGCCCCGGCGGTACGATAACGTACCCCGTGGTGGCAGCAGCGATCACCTCCGCGTACAAGGTGCAGGTGGTGCGCGATAGCCCGAAGACCCAGGCCACCGCGTTCACGTTCGGCGGCAACTTCAGTGAGGAGTCAGTCGAAGCGGCCATGGACGTGCTGGCCACCCAGCTGCAGGAAGTGTCGGAGGCCGTGTCCCGCGCGATCCAGTTGCGCCTGTCGGATACCTCTGGTGCCGCAACAGACCTGCCCACCCTGATTGCCAACTACTACCTGGCGGTAAACTCAGCAGGTGATGGGCTTACCCTGGCCCAGAATGTAGACGCCACCACGGTCACGATTTCGAGCTGGATCGAGAACAACATCCTCAACGCGGCCAACGGCGCCGCGGTACTGGCTGCTATCGGTGGTGTTGGTCTGTCGTCCAACAACGTGTTCACCGGGAAGAATGACTTTCAGAGCACCGTAGCCCTGCAGAAGGGGGCCAACCTGACTGTTGCGGACGTGGCCGCCGGGGTGCTGACCCTCCCGGATGACGGCAACTTCCATGACTTCACCGATGGCACCAACTTCGCCGAGATCACCACTCTGGGAGGGAACGCCCGGATCCAGATTCACTTCAGCGCCGGCGGTAACGTGCTCACCCACAACGCCACCAACCTGCCCCTGATCGGCAAGGCGAACATCACCACCGAAGCCAACGACGTGGCCGAGTTCACCGAGTACGCGGCGGGTGACTGGCGCATGACGGCGTACCACCGGGCGTCTGGGGCCACCGTGGTACCCACCGTGGAAGACCTCACCCCGGTTGGCACGTTTGAAGATCTTTCGATTGACTGCGCCACCGGTGGCGTTGACACCCTAACCATACTTTGCACGCGGTTGATTCTTAAAAACACCGCCCTGCAGAGTATAGCGAAGTCTATCGGTGGCGGAGGGCTAACGCCTGACATAACTGTGAGTGGTGCAAACGGGCTGGACACTGGGTCTGTGACCCTCAATAAGTGGTATTCGATCTGGGTTATATACAACCCAACTACCGACGTTTCAGCGGGCTTGTTCTCCACTAGCTTTACAAATCCAACGGTCCCTGCGGGGTACACCTACAAAGCTCGGGTAGGGTTTGTCATAACAGACGGCTCTTCCAAGCTCAGACCTTTTTATCAAAAGGGTAAAAGCGTATACCCGCGTGAAGTGCGCCTCGCCAAGTCCGGATCTTTTACAACTACAGGCTGGGCGAATTTGAGCCTGTCCGGGATGGTCCCCGGGATATATTTTGAAGAGGTCTGGGGCTTGTTCGGCTTAGATACCACCACCCCGTACCCGGCGGTTGCCGCAGGATACTCCGCCTTGTGGGGCCCTGTGATTCCAGAGGTCTTTTGCACCACCCAAGCAGGGGGCGCCACCACCTACGGTGGGTTTTACGCGTCCCACACTGTGTATTGGAGCTTCACTCTACGGGGTATCCCAAACAACCAGCTGTACTACTTCTGCAATGACGCGTCGGCAGATCTCTACATCACCGGGTGGCGGTACCTGTAATCACCCAAAGGCCCCGGTGCGGTACTGGTTGATGGTCTCCTTGAGGTCCACCTCGATGCCTTCCTTGGCGTCCAGTGCCATCAGCTGAACAAGGTCCACCGTGTTGCGGGCCAGGATCCGGTGCAGAATGACCAGGCTCTCCTGGCCCTGGCGGTCCAGCCGGCCGGTCAGCTGGATGTATAGCCGGCGACTCCAGTTCAGACCGAACCACACCGCGATGTGGCCACCATATTGCAGGTTCAGCCCGTGACCCATCGAGGCCGGGTGCCCGACCAGCATTTGGATCTTGCCGCTGTCCCAGTCGTCCTGGATGCGGCGCTCCTCCCGCTCAGTCAGGTTGCCACCCAGGTACACCGCGCGGGGGAACTTCTCCAGGATCCGGTCCCGGTCTGAAGTGAACTGGTACCCGACCAGGATCGGCTGGCCGTTGCTCTCGTCCACGATGTCCTGCAGGGCGTTCAGCTTCTCGTCGTGCAGCTTGTACCACTCCTTGGTGTCGGTCGCGAGGTACGGGTGGCCGGCAGCAGCCTGCAGGCACTTGTTGACCTTGCTGGCCTCGTTGAATACCTCGATCGCCCCGCCGCCCTCGATCTCCATGAACATCTCTTTTTCGAGCTTGTCGTACTGAGCCCGGGCCTTGGGCGGTAGCTCGACCCAGATGTCGTTGACGAGTGGCTTCTCTGCAAACCGTTGCGAATGCTGGAAGGTGATGTCCCCGATCAGCGCCTTGATCTGGTCATCCGCACCGGGAAGCAGTTCGTACTTGTAGCCGGCCTTCCTGAAGTAGGTGCTCAGGTACTCGGTCTCACTGGTGCCGAGACGGGCACCACCATCCACCATCAGGTACTGACCGAACAGGTCCCGGTACCCCTCGCTCGCCGGGGTGCCGGTCATACCGATTCGATACGGGAAGAAACCCAGAATGTCCCGCAACGCGGTCGCCCTCTGACTAGTGGGATCTTTCAGCTTGTCCACCTCGTCATAGATGATCGTGGTCCACGGCGGGTACTCCCCTCTCGACAGCCACACGTCGATGATGATGTCCACCGCCTGCACCGCGAACTCGTAGTTCACCAGGTGGACGTCGGCCGGCTTGCGCAGGGCGTACTCGCGCTGCTTGCGTGTACCGTCCACCAGCGAGAAGCGCAGCTTGCGGTCCAGGTGCGCCCAGTGCTGCGGCTCCTGTCGCCATACCATGCGGCACACCCGCTTCGGTGCGAACACCAGCACACCCATGGAGTACATGGTCTCGATGCGCTCCAGGATGATCGTCTGGGCTATGGTGGTTTTCCCCAGGCCCACGTCCAGCCAGTACATCGCCTGCGGGTGGTGCAGCCCGTGCTTGATGGCCTCGTTCTGGTACCCGTGGAAGTCATAGGGGGTGAGCTGCTTACGCACTGGGCAGCTCCGGTACCGAGCCGTACAGGGCTTTGGTGTGCGTTACCCAGAAGTCGATGACGCGCATGCCGTCCTCCACGTTGTCGACCACGTACACATCGAAGCCCCGGTTGCGCAGGCGGGCGTGCTCCCTCTCCTGCTTTGGTGTCGCCACCCGCCCCTTGCGCTTGAACTCGATGAAGAACGCGAGCCCGTGCCCCGGGTAGAACACCCGGTCAGGGGACGATGCGTAGTTTGGCGTCACGTACTTCCGGTGGTCCACGCTCCGCTCTTTGGCGTATGAGCACACCCGGGCCTCGATGGTCGCCTCCAGGGGATCCGCAGACGTCCGAGCTTTGGCCCGCCGCTTCAGCTTGGACACCAGGGTAGGGGTGAACTCCGGGACAGTTGGATCAGTCATAGTCAGTCCTTGGTGTATCTCTTGGTTATAAAACCCTTGGCGTCGAGCAGTATCCCTGGTGCCCAAGGGGGCGGGATGCGCATGACTGATTCACAGTGCGCCAGGTACTCGCGCGCCTCGCTCTCCGGCACAAGGGGCACCGCCTCGTCGTGGACATGGGCCCGGATGATGGGGCCCAGGTCTGATTCGATCCGCAGCATGTGGAAGGACAGCACGTCCCTCGCGATGGCCTGGACAATGTTCTCGGTGATCTTCCCGGGGTGCGTTGTCAGCCGCATCCACTTACCCACGTTCTGGTTCATACCCATGTAGGTCAGGGTCGGCCGGGTCTTCGCGTCTGCCGGCTTGATCTCCCCCGCATCTATCCGGTCCTGCTCCCACGGTGGGATCTTTGCGAGCACCATCGGGACATAGTAGTGCAGGCTGCGGCCGGACGGCAGGTCGATCATCAGGAAGTTTTTGTCCCGGTGGGTCCTGACGCAATACCCCTCGTGCACGGTCCAGTGCTCGGTGGTGTCCTGGCACGCATTCCCGAGCCAGGACCACATGTCGGCCACCTCCCAGTTCATGGCCCTCCAGGTGTCCACGGCGCGCTTGGCGTCCTCGTAGGACATGTCCACCCCGTACCCCTCGGCATACGCAATCAGGCCGGTCTGCTTGCCCGGCGGCGAGCCGTCTTCCTTTGGCCGCTTCCCGGCACCGAGCATGTACCCGCACCCGAGCACCGGGGGCTTGCTGAACTTCCGTTGTGCCCCGGTGACCTGTGCGTAGGGGACCCCGTAGTACTCAGACGCGAAATCTTTATAGGTGTCCATCCCGGCGGCGAAGGTGGCGTTAATGCGCGCGCAATTGGCGATGTACCCGAGTACCCTGGATTCGATTGACGACAGGTCCACGGGTGTCAGCACGCACCCGTCTGGCGCGGTGATTGCACACCGGATGACCTCCGACAGGAAGTCGAGCGGGTTGCCGTGCAGCAGCTCGATCAGGGAGGACTCAAGGTACAGGTCTTCAGCTGCGGTCACCGGGTCTTCGATGGTCGGGCTCTTCAGGTTGTGCAGCTGCACGATGCGTCCGGCCCACCGTTGGGTGCGTTGTGCTCCGGCGAACTGGAACATGCCTCGCACCAGGCCATCGTCACAGGTCGCCGCCTTGAACGCGTTCCACTTGCTGACCGATGTCTTACCGAGCTGCATCTTCAGATCGAGCGCCTGGCGCACTGCTGGGTCCTGGCTTTCGGACTGGATCTTTCGCAAAGTGTCAGCCTGCATGTTCGGGGCATCAACACCATGGGCGAACAGCCAGGCCTGCAGCTGCGCGTTGCTGTTCGGGTTGTTCAGGTAGGTAATGCTCTCCAGCTCCTCGCGGGCCGCAGCCTTGGCCTCGTTGTTGACGTGTACCGCACGGTTCACCAGGGACAGGTCAACCGGCACACCGCGGTCGTTGACGTCCTGATCCCATAGCCACAGGTCCCGCTCCTGCCGGGGTATTGGATAGCCGGCTAACAGCATTTCGATCTCGCGTTCGGCAATGACGTCCTGCAGGCAGTATCTCTTGAAGTCCGCCCAGTCTTCCGGCGCGTTCTCGTGCGTGTAGCGATCGGCCAGGTGGTTCTTTGGAGCCGGGGTGCTGAACTTCAGCATCAGCTTGTGACCGCGGGCCATCTTGCGGCTGGCGTCCGGCAGCCCGAGCTGCTCCCCGACCTGCGCCAGCCCTCCACTGAAGGACAGGCTCCAGGCATGCTGCATGGTGCAGTGGAACTGTTCGAGGGGTATCGTGCGCCCAATAACATGCCACCATATCAACCGCTCAAACTGGGCGTTGAAGGCATGCCACTCGACCTCCGGATCGGTGGTCAACTCCAAGAGGTCCACCGGCATCGGTTCGCCCTCTGCCGGCACCCAGATCTGCGGGCGGTCTCGGCCTACGGCGTACGCGAGCATCAGAACCTCGGTGCTCGGATCCCTCGCGTACTTGTGGCCGCCGGCCTTTTTGATGTCGACTCGCGAGAAGGTCTCGAAGTCGTGGTGCACAACGATGGTCATACACTGTCTCCGGCGTAGGCACTGGCGCCCAGTGGCAGAAGGTTAACCTTCATCGTATCTTGTACCGGTATTCAACCATGAAGATGTTCGCGCCATAGTCCCTATCCTGAACGTCAGTCTCGTTTCCAGGTTCAGAGAAGTGCGTTGCAGTGACCCATGTAGAGTGCTTGCCTGATTCAACAATCGACTGCTCGATGCGGACTTCACCCATTGGACGAACACAGTAGTCTCCAGCACCGTCGCAAGTGCCGATGCCGAGAACAAGTATCGTTGATGTAAACCAGTCCATCAGAGGCTACCAGCCAGCGTCGCCCTGTTACTTGCCCTGTCATACGACATCGCGGCCCGGTAGGCCCGCTTCAAACGCTTGTACACCGACCGCGTGCACTTCCGGTCCATCGTCGTCACCATGCTGGGCACGAGGTACGGCGGGGCCCCCGGTGTTGCGTTGGCAAACGCCCGCACCGCCGGCGCCCCGTCGTTGTTCAGGGCCTGCTTGGTGATGTAGTCCCGCTCCGGCCGCCCAACGGTTGCCCGTTGAGCAGCCTGGCGGAGTGCTCTGGCTTTCCGGCCGTTCATTCCAGGGTCCTCGGCGGGTCGAGGACCTTAAAGGGCTCGCTACTGTTGAACGATACCGGGAACGCCCGATATTCAAACCGCTGGACAGTGAAGGTGCCGTACTGTAGCGCAAAGACCGCCCCGCAAGCGGGGCATCCCTCGATAACACCCTGGATGCCCGTACCCGCAAGCAGCTCATACTGCTCTAGGGACCCACACACGGGGCATTCAAGGACCCTCTCCATCGTTGGGGCCCGCGGCTCCACGATCATTGCTGGTACGGCCACTGGCCGCCCCCGTTAGAAGGGTATCCCGCAGCAGGTTGCGCAGGCGCACCCGGGCCAGGAGGGGCAGCAGGGATCTGTGCGAGAGCATCCTGGCTCGGTGCATAGCCGGCCGGCGGGTTCATCCCCGGGACACCAGTGGGCGCCGGTTGTGGGGCAGTAGTCGGGACCTGGCCCGGGGCACTCATAGCGGGTGCGCCGGGCATTACTCCGTTTCCCATCTGCGCCGCCTGGGGGACTTGCATCGGGTTCGGCTGGGGCTGCTGGGGGTAATAGCCACCCGGCTGCTGTGGCTGCTGCATCGGCTGCTGCTGTTGCGGCTGGGACACCATGGTCGGGGCCAGCTCCTGCGGGGCTCCGGGGACCGCGTGGAAGCAGTCACTGTAGTCCCGGCCGGTCAGCAGGTGTACTGGGTTGCTGGCGTCGATCAGCTGTACGGCCTGCAGGTAGGTCCCGACGCCGACGTTGGTGCCGTTGCGGTACCCCTTGAACTTGACCACCGCGGCCACCCGGCAGCCGGCCGGCATCTCGTTCGGCGGGAGTGCGGCCACCTTGACGCGGGCCTGGTTGAACAGCGCGGGCGGTACTTTGGAACTGCTCTTGGTGTTGATGTGCCACCAGCCCGGCAGACCGTCTTCGTCACTGGGGTGGAACGGCATGGCCAGGTTTGCCGGCGGGTTCGCGCCGAACTGTTCCTGGGTAGCCAGGTTGACGGCGGCCTGCACCGCGTTCATGTCGGTCTGGTTGGTGTCGATGTACAACCGCATGCGGTAGTTCGGCTCCGCGCCCGGCTTCACCGGGGTGGGCTCGTTGACGTTGATGTAGTTGGCAATGCCGTAGATGACTGCTTCTGTGGTCATGATGTGCTCCTGGGTTAACTAAAAAAGTCCTGGCCGAGCGGGTTCTCCGCGGCGGTCAGAACGGCAGCGTAATCCCGGTTGATCTCCGGGCGTGAATCGGTCTCGGGCACCAGTGTCGGGGACCCGGCCATGGTGGCGATGTAGCCCTCCATGATCTCCCAGCCCTGCTTTGACAGGACCGACTTGAGCCGCTTCTCGGCCTGGGCCGGGGAGATGAAGGACTCGGTGAACAAGTCGGCCCGGGTGATCTTCTTCCGGTCCTGCTTGGTCAGACCCTTGAACCGCTCGAACAGTGCGTCCGGGTCCTCGGTCCACTTCCTGCTGCTCCTGCCGGCCGCCAGCTTGAATCCCGGAATCCGGACTCCCTGGTTGGCTTGCCCCATGGCGTAGTCCCGCACGGCCTTCAGCCACCCGGTGATCAGGGCCTCGTGCTCGAGTATGAACGCGATGCGCTCCAGCGGCAGCTTGTCTGGATCCTCGGTCAGGGCAGCGGCGATGGTGTTGCGATCACTGGCCCCCTTGGCGTCCAGGAACTTGGTCTGGAACACCGCGGCAGCCTGGTTGCTGTACTCAGGGCACGCGCCTTTCGCACGGCAGAACCGGCATCCCTTCTCAGAGGGTACCGCAACGGCGAGCGGGTTGTCGGTCTCCAGGGCTGCCGGCTCGAACACCGTCTCCGACCAGTTATACAGGTCAGCGGCCGAGGTCACCAGGGTCCGGATAGGACCTTCCGTATGCGGGGCTCGTGGCTGCACGATAGTCAGACGGATGGTGAACTGCGCCGGGTCCGCGACCAGTGTGGTGCCCTCCAGCGGGACGCCAATCAGGGCCCCCAGCCCATACAACTTCAGCTGCGCCGTGTCCGGTTCCACCACGACACCACGCCCACCCTTGAGGTCGATCACCTCCAGCCAGGTGTTGTCGTGGCTCAGTACTGTGACGTCGGCGGTCCCGAAGCAGTCGTCCCTGCCGATCGCGCGACCGGGGTGGACCTTGCTCTCGGCCTTGACCGTGGCCCCGAAGATCAGCAGGCCCTGCACGTAGTCGTACGCAACGGCCGCCGTGTCCCGCATTTCCTGCAGGTCATCAGCGCCCCAGCGGTGGATCAGCCGGTACTCCGGCGCGTACTCGTGCGGCTCGTCCTGGGACACCACCGTATCGTCCAGGTTGATGTCCTTCGGGTGGGTGGCGGTCAGGAGCGCGGCCTCGAGGATGGCGTGCGCAGCCGTGCCCCAGTCGGCCGCCTCGGACGTGGTGTCGGGGTACTGCTCCTCCCGCGACACCGACGCCGGGCAGGTGATCCAGCGATCGGCCCCGCTCGGGGCCAGGCGGGCGTGGCTCATGACTGCGCGCTCTTGACGATGGCGTCCAGCTGCTGGATGAAGGTGCCGTAGTCCTGCGGCTGCAGGTCCGGTAGACGGGTGACCGGGGCGCCCTGTGCTGTCATGAACCGCATGGCCAGGTCGCGCACCTCACCCGCCCGAGGGCCCAGGACCCGGACAGCCTCGCTCACTTTTACGTTGAGCGCGGTCACGTCCATGCCGGGCTCAGCAAGTACCGCGGCGGTGGCCGGAGCGGTTGGTGGGGCTGGGGGTGGCGGTGGAGCTGCCTGCTGCTGTTCCTCGGTTGCCGGCGGGGCTGCGGTCTTGGCGGCCTTCTTGCGGCTCTTTTTGGGGGCCGCGGGCTTCTCATCCGGGGCGGTGGTGTTCCCTCCCAGGCTGGCCTGCAGCAGGCGGTTGTTCTCTTCGACAGCCGCGGTGAGCTGTGCAATGCGTTCCTCTAACGACATGGTGGTGGTCCTCTGTGGTGGGTTAATCGTTGGGGTTCTAGTTTCGGCGCTGGCGGGCTTGCCCGCGGATCCTGTCGAACTCTTCGCGGGGAATGCGGCGGGCGTGTCCGACCTTGTAGGATCGGAGTGCTCCGCGTGCCAGCATTTTGTAGATCGTTTGGTTGTGGACGCGCAGGGCGGCCGCAAGCTCCCGGACTGTGAAATCGTCGGCATCGGTGCGCGGCGCGGTGTTTTGCCGCGGGCTTCTCATTCGGATTGGTAACGACATGGTGGTGGTCCTCTGTGGTGGGTTAATCGCTGGGGTTCTGGTCCCGGAGTTCCTCGACGCGGGTGACGTCGATCTCGCCCGCGGTGAACATGGCCATCAGTACCCGGCAGGTGGTGCTCTGCTCCAGCTTGTGCCGGCGGCAGGCCCTGTTGAATCCGGTCTTCAGGCGTTTCGATAGCCTGAAGTTCATGGTTGCGATCTTGCTGTCATTGGTCATGGGGTGTGCCCTCAAGGTTGCCGCTGTCCTCCGGCACCAGGTACCGGACCCGGAGGGAGCCCCCGTAGTGCAGGGCTTCAGCGGGGATGTAGAAATCTTCACGAGAGGGGCCGATGCGGGCGACCGGGACCCAGCCCCCGCCGAACTGCTGCTCGATGATGGCCGTGTCGTCCGACTTGGCCAGAAGTCGGTCGCGCAGGACGTCAAGTGCGTTAGCCACGCCCGCACACCTCTTCGTAATCGCTCCGCATAGCTGCGGCGATGATGTGATCCATGTTGATGCGCGCCTGCTCGACATCACGGGAGAGTTTTTGAACCTGGTCCAGATACTCGCTCTCCGCTCTACGCCGACCGTGGTACTCCCCGGCCAAGTACGCCACGATAGCCACAAGGCAGATCAACAGCCATTCAATCAATAGTGCGTATTCCATACAGCCCTCCAGGCAAACGAACCCCCGGGGTTGCCGGGGGCTCGGGTTGGTTACGCCGCTGCTCTTTTGCGAGCGGTGACGCGGACGGTGATGCTGTGTGACAGCTTGGTGTGCGCCTGGATCAGCTGGCGTGACGGTTCGAACTTGGCGGCGATGGCCTTCCAGTCGGTCAGCTTGCGCTCCACGTCTGAGACGGTGGCGCGGAAGAGGTTGCCCTCGTAGCTGCCAGGGCCGGTGTTCTTCAGCTCGGCTTCCAGGGCCTTGGCCTGCTCCTGCAGGTCAGCAATCTGAGCGCGGATGTATCCAAGGCGGTCGATTGTATTGTAGGTGTTCATGTTGTTTCCCCTGTGTTGGTTTGTTGATGCACGGTAAGCATAGCACTGCCGGAGGTATTGTCAATACATTATTTCGATTTTGGGGGCAGAAAATTTTGCCCCTAGTCGACTCACGGGTTTTGCGTTATCCTCGGGAGGTTTTTCACATCAACTCAACACAGGGGAACTATCATGCATAACACTACTATGGGCACGCCGTGACCGTGGCAGCACGGGTCCTGTCCGCGTCATTCTCGCTAACGAACGCGATGTCTCTGATGGACGCCGCCCTCTGGTACGCCAGCCAGGGGATCCGGGTCTTCCCCTTACAACCCGGCACCAAGCTACCAATGCGGGGCTGGTCCTGGAAGAAGATCGCCACCAACGACCCCGAGACTGTCCGGTCCTGGTGGCAGACCTGGCCGGGGGCCAACATCGGTCTGGTCATGGGCGCCGAGTCCGGGATCATCGCCCTGGACATCGACATGAAGAACGGGCAGGACGGCCTGCGCAGTTACCAGGCTATCGCGCAGGAAACCTTCCATGGTCCCGTGCAACAGACCCCGACCGGTGGCCAGCACCTGATCCTCGCTTACACGCCGGGCTTCAGGAACTTCACGCACAAGGGCGACTTCGGCGGGCTCGACATGCGAACGGATGGTGGCTACATCGTCGCAGCGCCGAGCACCATCAACGGGGTCGGCATGTACCAGTGGGCCCAGGACGGGTCAGTCCTGCCGCCGGCAGCACGCCTCGCGCAGGCCTGCAGTGACTGGTCGAACGACAGCCGCACCGTCACCGTAGAATCACCCGACATCCCCGAAGAACTTCCCGACTACCACACCCTCAACCTCGACCAGAAGTACCTCAACTACCTGGACCGCGGTGACGCCAGTGCCTGGGGCAATGACGAGTCCCGGGCGATTCACAACACCGCGGGCGCGCTTCAGTGCCGGCTGCAGGATGCAGGGCTGGTGTTCGGCATGATGTCCGCGAACCCGTACGCCTGGGCCTGCGCCGAGCGGCACCGCCCGTTTGGTAATGTGAGCGACTGGTTGTGGAAGTACGGCATCGGCAAGATGGTCACACAGGCCACCAGCCTTGACCCGACCAAGGTGTTCGACCCGGTGCCCGGGTTCCAGGAGCACGCCCCGCCGGCAGCGGGCCGGGAGACGTCTGTCGAGGACGCCCTGAAGTCGTTCCTGGTGCGGGCCGACATCGGTGTCAGTCACGCGTCCATGGCCCCCTCCTGGCTCGTCAAGGGGATCCTGGAGAAGGGCCAGGTCGGGATCCTGTACGGGGACTCGCAGTCCCTCAAGTCCTACCTGATGTTGGACCTGGCCGCGGCGGTATCCACCGGTCAGGAGTGGCACGGGCACAGGATCGTGAACCCGGGCCCAGTGTGGTTCCTGGCCGGCGAGGGGAACATGATCCTGTGGCGCCGGCTGGAGGCACTCCGGCAGCAGCGGGGCTACTGGCACGCGGACCTGGAGAAGCTGTGGCTCTCGTCCCGCGGGCTAAACCTGATGGACCCCTCGCACCTGGAGTTCTTGCGATCGATGGTGACCCAGTGGGGCCTCGATCGGCCGGGCATGATCGTCATCGACACCATGTCCACCAACGCGATCCTGGACGAGAACAGCGCAAAGGATGTGTCCCTACTGATCAAGATCCTGCACGACCTGGCGCAGGAGTGGGGCGTTACTATTGTCCTGGTGCACCATGCCAGCAAGTCCAACAACCGCAGCGCGCGCGGCAGCTCGGCGCTGCTGGCCAACACCGACTTCCGGGTCCGGATGGAGCGCGTGGCCGGCAGTGGTACCCGGATTCTGACGCAGGCCTTCATCGAAAAACTGAAGGGTGCGCCCGAGCCATCCCGTCCGCTGATCTTCGAGGGCCGGCTGAACTACATCATGGGCGTGGTGGATGAGGATGGCCAGCCGGTCAGCGAGATGACCCTGGACCGGTTGCAGGGCGCGGCGGAGGAAGAGATCCAGACCGCCCGTGCGCAGGCGAAACTGACCCAGGACCAACAGGCGGTGTACGATCTCGCGAAGACGATTTACACCGAGCACTGGAAGAAATTCCGGCCGAGCGAGCCGCTGTTACTGGAGGAGCTGGCCGGGCGCATACACCTGCTGGCGCCTAACAGGAGAGAGGGCAACATCAAGCGGTCGATCGACAGGCTGATCAATCGGGGCGTGCTGGAGCAGGCGCACTCCGGGGAGCATGCCCTGATCTACATGCGCAACATGCTGGGGGGCGATTGAGTATGGTGGGAGGGGGGCAGGCGTTCCACGCCGCGGTAACAATTGCCGCCTCCGACAACCCCAAGCGTTGGGCCGCCATGAAGCCCCGCAAGCAGGAACTGCGGATACTGGCGCTGCTGCACCGGACCTGCATGCGCACCATCGCTGATATGATTGACACCACGTACCCGGAGCAACAGCTGCTGCTGGCGGTTATCAGCCAGGCCGTGTTTGACGTGGTGATGCTGGACCCCGAGGACAAGCACTACGGCACCGGGGTGGCATACCTGACCGGAGTGAATTGCCTTGCAGACTGCGAGCTGCTGGGGCTGGAGTACGGGTACCTGCGCAGCCAGCTGGACCGGTTCGGGATAGAGGTGCGTTGATTGTGTTACGGTGTGTTACGGGGTAACATACTCACGTTGATGTGCTGATCTGGTCCGCTCCCCCTGTGGCCTTGTCAGATTAAAACCCCGGACCGGGTGACTGGTCCGGGGTTTTCTTTTGCTACGTCTCCGGGTGGAGGTGGCCGCAGTACCCCCTGTCCGGGTGGGCCTGCGATTTGACCCACCATGCACAATCGTCCGCGAGGCAGCAGCATTCGTGACAGCCGGGGTTGGACTCCATCCGGTTCGTTACTTCGTACGAGCCGTCTTGGTCCGTGTTAGATGTGACCCGGATCATTGGGCACCACTGTGTCCTCGCTACGGTAGCGTTTCGGTATTCTGGCATGTCTGTTCTCCTGGTTGATGTGAAGGGGCGGGGCTGCTGACCTTACGAGGTTACTATGAACGACGGGCTGGGCCCGCTGGGCCGGCGGCCATCGAGGTCAGCTTTGGCTGGGACCCCCCGCCCGGGAGCCCGTAAGGAAGATCCGCCGGCCAGTGTTATACGGATCCTACCAATATCTGCAGCAACAGGAACGCGAGCACTCCTAGCAGGGCATAGAACAGGTCCTCAATCATCTATCTTTTGCTCCCTGATTGTTTGGGCAATCGTCTCTCGTAGCTCTACAAAAGGAACACTATCTATAGTCTCGGCAATCTTCGCATCCTCCTCCCGCTGGTAGGCGCGGCCCGCTATGTAGGCCATATTCAGAGTGACATTCTCCTCAGGTCTTAAGTCTAGCGATTCAAGCCAATCATCAAATGCGCTCATGTCTCTTCCTCCACTTCAATAATTTCCGTCTCTGGTTTTGTCCACGGAAACTCCACTGATACATGACTATCACTGTTTGTGAAACAAGTTCCATTAGGCTCGCGAAAGACTTTTCCCCTTATCCAGTATGCCGCCTTTCCATCTTCTTTGAATACCTCACTATCGCGTTTGTTCTGATACAAGCCGTCACCAACATCTTCCCACTCATCATCATTACCTGTGAGCGGAGATATTGGATCAAACCTAACGAGCTTTTCAAAAAGGTTTAATGCATAATGAGCCGATGATCCACTGTGGCCCTGAGCAGCAAATGCTTCAAGCAATTCTATTATGTTTTCACAGATCAACTGCTGCATTTTATCTTCACCCGGCCAGCCAAGTGCTTCAAACTCCATTCTTGCATGTTCAACTAAATTACTCATGTCTCTTTCTCCAGTGCTTTGGTTACTGTGCCACCAAAATATGTCAGCCCCGTATATCCCTGTTCTGATTTCACGCAGACACGTATTGCTAGTCCGTAACTGAGTAAAGCGTCCCGGTATGATTTGCTTATTACATCACCGTCCCAGACCGGGCCATTGAATAGCTGTTTTAACTGCGCGTGATATTTGATCGGCAGCAATTTGGATACAAGATTTGCAGCGTCAAAGTACCCATCGCCCATATCATGGCTTGTTATAGCAACAATCAGTTCATCTATGCTCATGTCTCTTTCTCCAGTGCTTGCATGGCTACCATTGTGTAGTCTAAATTCGTTCCCATCATATCGCGTACTTCCTCAAGCGCATCCCGCAGCCGATGGTTCTCAGCCTCAATCTCGGCAATGCGTTCGCGCTGTTCTTGAAGTAGATAACCTGCCCAATCTGCAATTTGTGAGAAGTCGAGGTCATCTCCGTTTGGCTCGCCGAAACTGATATACGCATTTAATAGCTCGTTGCTCATCCCTCTACCCCCTTCAAAGTTACCTTGATAGCCTGATCCTCTATCACCCGGCATAGCATCCGGTTGATGCGCTGCTGGCGCTTGATCTCCTGCTCAAGCCGGTCGATGCGGTTCACCAGGTCAAGCACGGTGTCCACATGCTCTGGTATCGTTCCGTTGAATGTGCGGCGCTTATCCATCACTTCCCCCTCCGGGTGGATGTAAGTCCAAGGGCGTCATCGCCATCCCCTGCTACTGGTAGCCGGTGCACCGGGGGCCTGCCGGACCCCTCGCACTTCTCCCCGGCGTAGTTGTTCATGTGTCGCATCACCTTCTGTGTGCGAGCGTGTAGCGGGACGGTGCGGTGGCAAAACCGGCACTCCCCATATAGCCTGGTGTCCATCAGCATGCTCCTGGTGTCTGGTAATAGTAGTCGCGCATATCTTCCTCCGTATAGGTGCCCTGGTACGATCGGCACCACTTGCTCCCCTCCCGGTGTGGGAATGGGTAGCCATCGCAGCGGCAGGTCGGTGCCCAGCGCCCCACCTCGCGGGCCATGCGGTGCCGGTCCAGGGTGAGGGAGTCGGCGCCGCAGTTCGGGCAGTGTGGCCGGCGCACGTAGAACTCGATCATCCGGGTCAGCGTGCGCCGGCCGCCGCAGTGGTTGCGGTGTCCTGACTGGTCCAGACCCTTGCCCGGGATCCGGCGGTGGCAGCGGTAGCGGTACCTCATGACACCAGGTCCTCCCGGGGCTGCGGATTCCGGGTGTCCAGGAACTGCTGCCACAGCCAGTCCCGGGTGGTCTCGAACCAGGCCAGGGTGGGCTCTGTCTCGAGCACTGTCAGCCAGGGGTGCGCGATCATGCCGCGGTCCCCGCCGACCAGCAGCCCGAAACCGGCGTAGCGCCCCTGCCAGGGGATGAACTCCAGGACCGACAGGGCCTCGAACAAGCCTGGCGCAACCGCCTCCCGGAACCCCGGGGTGACATCCACGTAGCCGGCTGTCCAGCACCGGACATGCGTGTCGCCCCGGTACGCCGAGCGATAGCCGCCCAGGTTCTTCAGGAACACGGGAAGGCCGACGCGGGGGGTGGTAGGTGTGCCGCCTGGTGATACGCGCAGCTCGACGCAGGTCACCACGTCCTCGATGCGGGCGACCTCCGGCGCGTAGATGCCGCGCTTCTCGTGCTGCTCTTCGATCAGTCGTTGTACTGCCTGCTCACGGTTCATATCAATCCCCTTTCAGCAAATGAGATGTGTTCGGCCCCACCGACCACGATGTGGTCCAGCACCCGGACATCCACCAGCGCGAGTGCATCCTTCAGCCGGGTGGTGATCGTCCGGTCCGCCTGGCTCGGTTCGGGATCGCCGGACGGGTGGTTGTGGGCCAGGATCACGGCGGCGGCGTTGTGCGCCAAGGCCTGCTTCACCACCTCGCGCGGGTACACGCTGGCACCGTCGATGGTGCCGCGGAACAGCTCCTCGAAGGCGATCACCCGGTGCCGATTGTCCAGGAACAGGCAGGCGAAAACCTCGTGCTCCAAGTCAGCGAACTGGTGCGCCAGTGCCTCAGCGGTTTCAGCTGGCGAGGAGAGCGTAGCCCCGCGGCGGAATTTGCGGGACAGGGCCTTGCGGGCCTCGTATCGGACCTCCTGGTCGGAGGCCACGCGGTATTGGCCGTCATTGTCTTGTATGTAGAGTCTCATTACAGATCCTCCTGCATGCGTTGTTGGTATTCCAGGCTGCCCTTGGTGCCGGGCTTCACTTCGTACCGGGAGGGGACATAGTTCCCCCAGTAGTCCCGGTGGCCGACCTCGCCCAGGACACATTGCCCGGACTCGATCATGCCCATGGCCATGCGCCCGTAGCTGCCCTGCAGCTTCCAGGCGTCACCACTGTCGATCAGGGCCTGCACCATGGCGATGGTGTCGTCCTCGGGCAGCAGGCCCTCTTCGTAGTCGATGAGCTGTGCGAATGCGTTCATGTCTATTCTCCCCTGTTTGTCAAATCCGCAATTAAATGGCAATTTCCTGCGCTTCCTCGGCTACGGTCTCCGCGGCCTCCCGGGCGGCCTGTTCGGCGGTCAACCCCTGGTGCCAGTAGTAGGTGGCCTGGTCCCAGTCCACGCGGCCGGGCAGGAAGGTGCCGGCGGACACCACGCGGTGCTCGTAGTCGGCGAACCAGGCGGCGCGGCTCTTCTCTCGTGCTGTTCTGTATCGGCTCATGTCAGTCTTCCTCGTGTCGGTTGGCTGGTGTTCGAGATCAGCATAGCAGCTCAGGATGTATTGTCAACACATAATTTCACTCAGTGCGAAAAATAACTGAGGGCCCAGTCGTCCTGTGGATAAGTCTGTGGATAACTTACTCCGACCATTTACTCCAAACCTGCTCCGGCCCATTTTTTGCGCTGCTCCGACTTTACTCCGAACTGCTCCGGACTTTTTGGGAGATTTCGTAACCGACTGATTTTCAACATAATGAGCTGCTCCGGCTGTTACTCCGATCGACTCCGCTCCTTGCTCCGACTTTGGCTACTGCCCTCCCACATCTCTTCCCTTTTTAGAGGGAGAGAGTGGGGGACGGGCCAAGTAGTGTTGGAGTAATTGTGGAGAGATTTCCATGGTATTCAGTATTTCAGTGCGAAAAATGACTGGTGCTTATATACAGTGCGGGAAACGACTGGGCCGGGCGGCGGGGCCGCAGGTTTACTTGTGGCTGGGGTGATGTGTAGATTCAGGGCGTACAGTACTTTGAGGGTTGTGTTAATGGCTGCACCGAAGGGTAACAGGAACGCGGTGAAGGGCGCTCCCTGGCGCGATGCGATCGACCGTGCGATGAAGCGCGTGAACAAGGTGCTGTTGACCGACGAGACCGGGCAGCAGGTCCGCAAGGATCTGACCGGCCGGCAGCTGATGGACATCGCGGTCCTGAAGCTACTGGTGGCCGCGGCCGAGGGCGACCTGGAGGCGATCAAGGAGCTGGCCAACCGGCTGGATGGCCGGCCGGGGCAGCGGGTCGAGGTGGCTGTCGACAACACGGCCACTGAGCGCATGCTCGAGGCCGAGGAGCGGTTGCGCCGTATGGGCGCCGGCAGCTTCAGCGCCGAGCTGCAGAGCAAGCTGATGCCTGACGATATGCAAGACTTCCTACAGTAATGGGTGAGCCGGCACGCCAGCTGACCCTGGAGGAGCGAGCGATCGAGTTCCGGCACGATCCCCTGGGGTTCGTGCTGTGGAACTACCCCTGGGGATCCGGCCGGCTGGAGGGCAAACAGCCCCACGAGTGGCAGCTCGTGGTGCTCAAGGACATCGGCGTCCGGCTGCAGATGAACGAGTTTGCTGGCGTTGGTGATGTGCTGCAGTACGCCAGGCGATCGGGCCACGGCATCGGCAAATCAGCACTGGTGGCCTGGCTGATCGACTGGGCCATGTCCACCATGGTCGACACCCGTGGCGTGGTCACCGCCAACACCGAGGCGCAGCTGAAGGGCAAGACCTGGCCCGAGCTGGCCAAGTGGCATGCACTCAGCATGACGCGCGAGTTGTTCAAGTTCACCGCTACCGCGTTTTTCAGCGCGGATCCGGCGCACGAGAAGAACTGGCGCATCGACCTGGTGCCCTGGTCCGAGAACAACACCGAGGCCTTTGCCGGCCTGCACAACGAGGGCCGCCGG